CTTCAGAAGAATGGACTCTTTTGGAAAATACTTCTGTGCAGTTTCATCCGCTTCGACGTATAAACGTTCTCCTTTACGACTAAGTACAAAGGAGCCGAAGTAGTTTTTTTTACCAAGTACATAGTCAAATGCGTAAGCATCTAAGGTATCGCGGAAGCCCCTTTTCTCACCAGTCAAAAGAACATAGTCGTATGGGAATATTTTTCTTAGCTTTTCAGAGCTAATAGTCCCATCTACTACCGAATCCTTGAGAGTAATACGAATTTCAACGAAGTCCTTTTGGTTTGTTAGCCATTCAGGGGGATCAATATTGTATTCGGTAGAGTTGTTCCATCTGCCCTCTAACGCTTTAGAGGTTCCGTACCATGTCTGAAAGGCATGGACGTTATCTACAACTTTGTCGCCATTGACTAGTACCCATGAGATGCAGGCTACTATCACGGTTATACACGGCCATGCCGTGTTTTTAAAAAAACGCATAGAAATCCTCCTTAATAATCGGACAGGGTATCAGAAATGGACTTGTCTCCAAATGTCGTAATGCTAACCGTCGCTATAACTGAGGGATGCTCACTTGCTTAATATCAAAGCCTTATGGCGTCTGATACTGCTGGTGGCAGTCATTGCGGTAGTCGCCGGGCTGTGTGTCCTGCTGGCAAACAGCCGATCTGACGTCGCTACGCTGAAGAGTGATAATGACGTTCTGCGCAGTGACAACACCCTGCAGGGGACGGTTATCGCTGCTCAGGCTTTCAACTTCAACCGGTTTAACCAAGTGGCCGAGAACGCCAGCCGACTTAACTCTCTGATTGATGCCAGCTCCGATAAAACTGTTATCAAGTACCGGGAGATTCTCCGCCGTGAAAAAACCTGTGATCTGCCTGTTCCTGCTGATGTCGCTGGTGGGCTGCTCGAATACACGAACCGTCTACGTGCCAGCGCAATGCACACCGATTCCGGGAACGCTGACGCAGCCGGTGATAGCGCCACTACCACCAGCGCGCTGACGTATTGCCAGGCTGTTCTCTGGATCAAGCCGCTACTGGCCGCCATCGAAAAAGCGAATAACCAGCTGGCTGGAATACGTGAAATTGAAAAGGGCAGGCAATGACTATTGCAAGCATGATATTACAGAAGCCCTTCACTGAGGGGCTTCGATAATACCAGAATACTCATCGCCGCCTCCGGGCGGTTTTTTTATGCCTGATCGAGAGAGAGCCATGAATAAATCGTTAATGCTCTGCGGCCTTCTCGCCGCTGCCGTTCTTACTGGTTGTACTGATGCCGAACGCTCAAAGCTTGCCGCCTACGGCGCGCCCCATGAGGTGCAGTGCTGGAACTACCACCAGGAGATTTACAAAGGCACTTCGACCTGCGTCATCAAGGTTAAAACCTAAGCCCCAAAAAAGGTGACCAAAGGTTATGGCCACCATGAATGATTTACCCGCGCGCTTCGCGGCCTGGCTCATCTTCATTAACGCGATAACGCCAGTATCGCTCAGGTTTAACCCAAACCACATTGTCACCGCTTACTTTGCGAAACTGGTTAATGACAGGTGTAGACAAGACAAGATTACCATCAGCATTTTCTTTCAAAAAATGCTCATTATCGCATTTGACTAAATAGTCAACTACGTCCTGCTGATACAGGCAATCGTCATGTTTCAACTGCGCCATCATCCAGTTCGTGACGTCAGTAAGAGACAACTTAGGCGCGTTTGGGTTTACGGCTTTGGGTTGATGTTTGTTAATGATTCTTCAGCAAAAACGCCGTTTTCAAGTTTTTTTCCTGCAAACCACTGGCAGCGATAAGTGCCTTTAAACTCATCGTACATGCCTGATGTATGAATTTCGTAGACAGACATCTCAGGGCTTCCTGATTTTAAATAAACAGAGTCACCGAGTTTGAAATTAGGCGTACGTGGTTTCGATTTACTCACCATCATTAACTCCTTGTAAAAAAAATTTATGGCACTCACCGACAAACAAGAAATGTTCTGTCGCGAGTACCTCATCGACTTAAACGCCACACAGGCGGCGATTCGGGCGGGGTACAGCGTCAAAACGGCTAACCGCACCGCCTCCGAGAACCTGTCAAAACCTGACATCCAGAACAGAATCGCCGAACTCAAGAATAAGCGCAACGAGGACGTGGGTATAAATGCTGCTTATGTGCTCCAGCGCCTGGTTGAGATTGATCAGATGGACGTGGCCGACATTCTCAACGACAACGGATCGTTAAAGGCTGTTAGCCAGTGGCCTAAATGCTGGCGCATCACGCTACAGGGCATCGACATATCTTCGACTATTCGCAACTTTGACGAGGAAACCGAAGAGACGATCCTCAAAAAGATTAAATGGCCGGACAAAGTTAAGAACCTGGAACTACTCGGCAAGCATGTAGACGTGCAGGCGTTCCGCGAACAAGTGAAAGCCGATCACACCGTTGATGCACTTTCAGACCTGATGGATGAGCTTTCAGGGGGGGCCTGATGGCGCTTAGACCTGAACATCTCGCTAGGCTTAGGGATAAGTTCTGGAGGCTTAACCATCTGTACTGGATCACCGACAAGCGCGGTAAGCCGGTACGCTTCAAAATGACCCCGGAGCAGTTGGCCTACTTCGAGGGGATGCACACACGAAACATCATCCTGAAAGCGCGCCAGCTCGGTTTTACAACGCTGGTGTGCATCATTCAGCTCGATGCTGCGCTGTTCGAGGGCGCAAAGTGCGCGCTTATCGCTCACACCCTCAACGACGCAAAACGACTATTCCGCGAGAAAATTAAATATGCCTGGGATCGACTACCTGCCGAAATACGGGCGGCTAATCCTGCGTCTAATGATGCCGCTGGTGAGCTGGTTTTTAAGAAGGGCGGCTCGCTCTACGTTTCGACGTCTTTTCGTGGCGGCACGCTGCGCTATCTTCACGTTTCCGAGTTCGGGAAGATCTGCGCAAAGTACCCGGACAAGGCGCGCGAAATTGTCACTGGTGCTTTTGAGGCTGTTTCAACTGACTGTTTCACGACGATTGAAAGCACAGCAGAAGGCCGTGCGGGTTATTTCTTCGATTACTGCCAGCTTGCGGAAAAAGCGGCGTTATCTGGCGCTCCCCTCTCTCAACTGAGCTGGAAATTCTTCTTTTTCAGCTGGTGGATGAACCCCCAGTATGCAATTGACCCCGTAGAGCCTCTACCGCAGCGCCTGCGCGATTATTTCGATGAACTGGAGGCAAAGCACCGCCTTTCGCTCAACGACCGCCAGAAAGCGTGGTATCAGGCCAAAGAAACCACCCTCGGCGACGACATGAAACGGGAATACCCGTCGATCCCCGCCGAGGCGTTCCAGCAGTCCGTTGAAGGCGCTTATTACGCGAAACAGTTCGCGTTCCTCTACGCGCAGCGCCGCATCGGCCAGTTGCCTGACAACGACCATCTGCCCGTTTGCACGTTCTGGGATATCGGCGTGGGTGACTCCACGGCGATCTGGTTTGTGCGCGTCGTGGGGAATGAGTTCCACGTCGTGGACTTTTACGAGAACAGCGGCGAAGGGCTTCGCCACTACATGAAGATCCTCAAGGAAAAGGGCTACACCTACGCCGAACACTGGGCACCCCACGACATCGACAACCGCGAATTCGCGAACGATGGCAAATCCCGCCGCCAGCTGGCGCGTGAGGGCTACGAGATCGACGGCGAAATCTATTCCATCTCGTTCAGTGTGGTGCCGAAGCTCGGCGTGAGTGAGGGGATCGAGCTGGTGCGCGAAATTCTGCCCCGATGCGCCTTTGACAGTGCGAAATGCGAGACGGGGATAAGCCACCTGGAAGCCTACCGCAAGGAGTGGGATGCCAAGCGCGGCAGCTGGAAAGACAACCCTTTGCACGACTACACCTCGCACGCTTCGGACGGCTTCCGCTACTTCGCCGTAGCAATGAGTCGCACCAAACCCGCGACGGATATAAACATAGGAATTGGCTACTGATGGCAGACCTGAACATTGATTTTCACCACCCCGCCTGGTCAGAGTTCGCCAGCGAGTGGCGGCTGGTGGCCGACTGCGTGGACGGTGAGCGCGCCGTTAAGCGCAAAGGCAAGCGCCGGATGGTGTACCTTCCGCATCCGTCCGGCGACTGGCAGAAAAGCGATCCAGAGTGCATCCGTTATGATGCCTACGTGAAACGCGCGCCGTTTCTGAATGCCACCGGGCGCACCTTACAGGGGCTGCTGGGCATCGCGTTTGCCAAACCCTTAAAGATTGAGCTGACCGGCGCGCTGGAGGTGCTGGCGGGCGACGTTGACGGCCAGGGCTTATCACTCGATCAGCTGGCGCGTGATGCGGTATCGCAGAACCTGCAAAAAGGCCGGGCCGGTATCCTGACTGACTACACCGGCAGTGGCGAGCAACCGCTGGCGCGTACCGGACGCCCGCTGCTGAAGCACTACAAGGCCGCGCAGATCATCAACTGGCGCGTGACTAACGGCAAGACCTCTCTGGTTGTGCTGAAAGAGTGGGAGGCGGTGGATCTGCCTGACGAGTTCCGGCTTGAGCTGCGCCTTAAGTGGACAGAGCTTCGCCTGATCGATGGAAAAGCCCATGTGCGCATCTGGAAGCAATCCACTGAGGAAGGCGTGAAATCTACTGACCTTGTGCCGATTCTCGACAAGGCGGGAAAAGCGCTAACCGATCTGCCGTGGTCATGGATTGGGGCCAACAACAACGACCACACGCCGGATGCGCCGCCGCTGGCGGATATCGCCTCGATGAACATCAAGCACTATCAGGCGGAAGCGGATATCGCCGAGATCGCCCACCTTTGCGGAAACCCGACGCCCGCCGCTGCCGGGCTTTCGATGGAGTGGGCGGATAAATACCTGAAAGAAGGGATTCGTATCGGCTCCACTACCGGCGTGCTTCTGCCTGCTGGCGGGAAGCTCGAAATTGTCCAGGCTGAGGATCGCAATCTACCTATTGTCGTTGCCGAACGTCGCGAGAAGCAGATGGCGATGCTCGGCGCAAAGCTGGTGGAGCGCGGCACCGCCGCCAGGACAGCCACACAGGCCGCCGATGAGGCGCAGACCGATAACTCTATCCTGTCTCTCTGCGTGGGGAACGTGGAAGCCGCCATTAATCGCGCTCTCGCGTTCGCTGCGGCGTTTGCTGGCGGTAGCGGTACGATTACCATCAATAAGCGCTACGAAGTCGCACAGCTTGATTCACAGGCCATTACAGCCCTGCTGGCTGCGGTGCAGTCCGGGAAAATGCTGCTGGTGGATTTCATCCGTTACATGCAGTCAATCGGCCTGGTCGATCCGACGGTAAGCCCGGAAGAAGTGGAAACCGCCCTGAGAGAGCAGAATGATCTTGCCGGGAGCCTGAGCGATGGCGGCGACGATTAACGACCAGTTGCGCGATGAGGCGATCAGCCATGCGCTCTACGTGGCGCGCTATGGCAACGGTGCCGCCCGCAAGATGATCCGGCTACTCAATGAGGCCGACGCGCTGCTTTCTGCTGAGCTGCTGAACGTGCTGGAAGGCGTGGATGCGGCGACATGGAGCGAGCGCCGTCTTGCCTCCCTGCTGGCGTCTGTGCGCCGTCTGAATCAGAAGGCATATAAACCCGTCACCGAAGCGCTGAAAAGCGAGCTGGCGGCGTTTGCGGAGCATGAGGCGGGCTATCAGTTTGACCTGTTTAATCAGCTACTGCCGGAGACGGTGTTAAACCACGTCGAACTACAGGCCATCACACCCGATCAGGTGTATGCCGCCGCCGTTTCGCGACCATTCCAGGGGCGGCTGCTGTCCGAGTGGGCCAACAAACTGGAAGCCGACCGGCTGACCAAAATCACCAACGCGGTGCGCATGGGCTACCTGCTGGGCGAAACCACGGAGACGATTACCCGTCGCGTGGTCGGCACCAGAGCGGCCAACCGCGAGGACGGGGCTATTCAGGAGAACCGGCGCAACCTGGCGGCGGTGACCCGAACGGCCATCGCCCACGTCGCCAGCACGGCCCGCCAGTCATTCGCCAGCGCGAACAGCGATCTGGTGAAGGGCAAACAGTGGCTTTCAACGCTCGACACGCGCACCACCACGATCTGCATTGCCCGCGACAGGCTGAAATACACGCTGGACGGGAAACCCATCGGCCATAACGTGCCATACCTGCGCGGGCCGGGCAGGGCGCATTTCTGCTGCCGTTCTACCGAGACGCTGATCCTCAAATCCTGGCGGGAGCTGGGGATCGACACTGACGAGATGGACGCAGGCACCCGCTCAAGCATGGACGGCCAGACAGCAGGCGATACCACCTATTCAGAATGGCTACAGCGCCAGCCTTACGACCGGCAAAAAGCCGTCCTGGGCAAAGAGCGCGCTGACCTGCTGAGGGCGGGGAAACTTAAGGTGCCCGACTTCTTTAACGACCGGGGGGAATTTCTGACCCTCGACCAGCTGCGGCAGCTTGAGCCGCGCGCTTTCGACTAATCCGCAAGGGCTGCCAGTGGCGGCCCTTTTTCTTTCCTGCGGCCAGAGGCCGCGACCATCTCGACGGAGTTGATGATGTTCAAATTCAAGATTGATAAAGCCGCTTTTAACGCACTGCCGGACGAACACAAAGCCATGTACCAGGAAGCCGGAGACGGTTACCAGCTGGCTATTGAGGGGCTGCCTGACGTATCCGGCCTGGAAGCCAAAGTGAACGAACTGCTGGGCGAGAAAAAGGCCGAGAAGGCCAAACGCGAGGCCGCCGAGAAGGCAGCACGCGAAGCGGCAGAGGAAAAAGCCCGCAAAGAAGGCGACGTGGCCGCCATTGAAAACAGCTGGAAACAGAAACTGTCCGACACCGAAGCGCGCTATCAGAGCCAGATCGAGAGCCTGAACAGCTCGCTGAATACGCTGCTGGTGGACAACGTGGCGCAGAGCCTCGCCACCAAATTAGCAGGCGAGGCCGCGCCGGTCATGCTGCCTCACATCAGGAGCCGCCTGGCGGTAGAAATGCAGGACGGCAAGCCGGTTACTCGCGTGCTTGATGCCAGCGGCAAGCCGTCGGCGCTGACCGTTGACGAGCTGGGCGCGGAGTTCAGCAGTAATAAAGCCTTTGCGGGCGTGATTATCGGATCAAAAGCAAGCGGCACCGGCGGCGCTGGTGACCCTTCAAAACCTGCCAGCGGTGCTGACCGGCTGGGCGGCAACGACCTTGTGAGCGAAGCCGCGAAAATCATTAAAAACATGGGGACTGAATAATGACTCTTAACATCTTCCAGACTCAAGTATCTACTGCTGCCACCGAGCTGGTGGCCCAGCAGGTGCAGCGATTCAATGAAGCCTCCGGCGGCGCGCTGGTGATGGGTTCCGGCGATCACATTGGTGACTACATCGAGCGCACCAGCTGGCAGCTTATCGGCGGCCTGGCGCAGCGCCGTAACGCCTACAAAGACGGCGATTTGACCCCGCAGGAGCTGGGCCAGATTCTGGATCGCATGGTAAAAGTTGATGGCCGTATTGGCCCGATTTCGATCACGCCGACCATGATGAAGCGTCTCGGCAAAAGCGTGGATGAGGCGTCTGCCATTGTGGCCGCGCAGGCTACCGCAGCGATGCTTCAGGATTACCTTAACTCCACCTGCGGCGCGCTGCTGGCAGCAATTAAAGGCAATACCAAAATGGTTACCAGCCTTGCCACCACTGAGGGCGTTAAACCGTCACTGGCTGGCCTGAACAAAGGCACGCGCCCGATGGGGGATGCGTTCTCTCGCCTGGTGGCGTGGGTAATGGATGGTGCGACCTATAACGATTTCATCGACGAGTCGCTGACCAATGCCAACCGCCTGTTTCAGATTGGCAGCGTGAACATCATGCAGGACGGGCTGGGCCGCCGCTTCGTGATCTCCGATATTCCGGCGCTGGCAGAGGGCGAGCTTCAGCACGTACTCGGCCTGACCGCTGGCGCTGCTGCGGTGCAGACTTCCCCGCTCAACATGCTGGCACAGCCGGTGCTGGGCAAAGAGAACCTGAAAGCGTTGATGCAGGGCGAATACGATTACACCGTAGGGCTTAAAGGCTACCAGTGGGGAAATGCGTCCATTAAGTCGCCAACTGATGAACAGCTGACCACTTCCGGCAACTGGAAGAAAGTGACCACCAGCGACAAAGACACCGCTGGCGTGCTGGTGACCTTTGGTAAAAGCACCGCAAAGTAACGTCCGTAACTGTGAGTGGCCCGACACAAGTGAGGTTGTTTGACCATGCCTCCTTCTCCGCGATTGTTGAACCAGCTGGTGCCACTGGCTACACCCTCTTATGGTCTGATGGAGATAATTCGGTTGGGCTTATCGAAGAGCAGACCGGAGGATTATTCGCATGGGAGACCGGCACCGCAACTGTGATCTGTACGGTTGTGAACAGTGACGGCAGCAGGGTAACCAGTAAGCCATACACAGTTACGGTATCGGTGAACACTTAAGGGGCTACGGCCCCTTTTTCATGGGGATCATCATGATCGATAACAATCCATCCTCTCCGGGATTTAACAGCTATGGCGACGTAGCGGGCCTGATGGCTTTTGCTTCATCGCGTGGTTATGACGTGCCGGAGGAATCCGCCGAAATGTTGCTGTTTCAGGCGCTTGACTACCTGAACCTCCAGCCGTGGGCAGGAAAGCCCGCGAAGCCCGGGCAGGCGCTGCCGTGGCCGCGTTCTGGCGTGACGGTAGGGGGTGAACCATTCCCCGACGATGAAATCCCGCAGGCGCTCATTCAGGCGCAATACCGGCTTGCTGTCTCGGCGCAGGAAATTGACCTGATGCCAGGCTGTGGCGGTGCGCAGGCGCTGGAAGAAACGGTGAGCGGCGTGGTTTCTATCAAATACAGTGAGCAGACGCTGGGAGCGACGGTTTATTTCCCCTGGTTGCGTCAAATGCTGGGGGATGTGCTGGGCGCAGGGGCGTCTTCCGTTAACTTTCGTGTTATGAGGGATTGAATCATGTCAGTCAGTTATCCGCGAATGAGGGCGATGATCCAGAAGCATCTCCTTCGATACGGCACTACCTGGCAAATCACGCGACCGGGAAAGCCGGAGGTGGTGGCGGGGGTGGAGCAAGCCCGGCCAGAAATCCGCTTTGATGCCGTCGGCGTTCGCAGGGATTACATCCCGGCAGAGGTGGACGGCACGCTAATCATCGGTGGCGACCTGCGGATCATCTTTACCGCCGACCAGGAGCTGCTGGTGGGCGATCTGGTGGATATCGACGGCACGCAATACCGCATCGTTAACCCGAACCCGGTCAAACCCGCCGATCTGGCGCTGTGTTACCGCGCGCAGCTAAGGGCGTGACATGAGCGAAAACGCCGCGTTTATGGCTTCCATCAATGCCTTTGTGGACAGGGCGAAGGCTAATCAGGAACAGGTGATCAGGAAGATCTTTCTGGGCATCCACACCCGGCTGGTGATGATGTCGCCTGTGTTAACCGGGCGCTTTCGTGGCAACTGGCAGATCGGATTAGACAGCCTGCCGGAAGGTACGCTTGATGTGTACGACAAAACCGGCACCGAAACGATAGCGCGCGGCGCGCTGGTGATAGAACGGTTTAAGGTGGGTATGAAATCGGTTTACTTCACCAACAACCTGCCCTACGCCTACGCGCTGGAAATGGGGCATTCGCAGAAGGCTCCGGCGGGCATGGTGCGCGTCACTGCGGCAGAGTTTCAGCGCTTCTTTGATGCCGCAGCGAAGGAGGTGCAGAAGTGATCCCCGATATCGCCGCCGCCATGAATGCCCGGCTGGGTGCATGGGCTGACAGCCAGAAAATCCCGCTTTTCATCGAGAACTGCCCCGGCGACAAACCCGCAGGCATTTTCCTTGAATCGTTCGACATGCCCGCCACGCCGCAGACGCTCGATCTCGGCCAGACCTGCCACGTCTACCCCGGCATTTTTCAGGTGAACGTCGTTGTGCCGGTCGGCAGTGGAACAAGTGCCGGTCGCGCGCTGGCACGCCAGGTGGTCGCCCTGTTTCCGGAGGGGCAGAGCGTCGAAGGCGACGGCTTCACCTGCTGGATAAGCGCCCGGCCCGCCATCTACGCGGGCGTGCTTAATCCCCGAAACACCCGCTACTCAATCCCGGTAAGCATTCCTTACCGCGCTGATATTTCCAGCTAACCCCGGCCACTGTGCCGGTTTTTTTATGAAGGAGACACCTCATGGGTTTTGCATTGCCAAATGGTGCCCACGTCTATCTGGCGTCGGACTATGGCTCGCCAGTTTCATTCAAAGACGCGACGAATGCTGAGAGCGTCGTGATCACCGTGGACGACGCCAGCGATCTGAAGGCTGGCGACATCGTTCACATTAACTGCAACTGGTCTGGTATTAATAACGCAATTGCGAAAATCGAAAGCGTCAACGATAAAGCCGTTACGTTGCGCAATATCAATACGACCAACACCAATAAATACGCTGCGGGCGGCGGCACCGGCTCCATTCGTAAAGTGAAGAAATGGACTGAGTTACCGCAGATCGTTGAGGTTTCAAAGTCAGGAGGGGAGCAGAACACCATTCAAATTCAGTTCCTCAGTGATGATCGTCAGCGCAACCTGAACACCTATAAATCCGCCGTTTCGCAAACTTATTCCATCGCGCACGATTCATCACTGCCGGTTTACGCGCTGCTTCGCCAGCTGGATGAGCGGGAAGAGACGGTGGCGGCTTATATGTACGTGCCAAAGGCGAAAGAAAATCGCTACTGGGCTGCCACGGCGTCCTTTGACGACACTCCGTCCACGGCGGTGAACAACGTGGAAACGGTGAGCGTGGTGCTAAACCTCCAGTCTCAGGCCATGACGTTCTACAAGGTTGAGTAGGCAAAGCCTGGGGCGCTGCCATCACTGTAACCGCAGAGGAATAACTGTAAGCCCCCGTCAGGGGGCTATTCATTTCAGGAGTATCTATGACCACCAGATTTACCCTCCAGCCAAAACCCACCTTCAAAGCCGATGTGAAAATCCCGCGCGCGGGTGATGAAGATGGCGTGCTGACGTTCACGTTTAAACATTACCCGCTCGATCAGCTCGCGAAGATGGAAAACCTCGATGAAAAGACGGCGCTCGACTTTGTGGCCGACATTGCTGTCGCCTGGGCACTGCCGGATGAATTCAACCGCGAGAATCTGGAAATCCTCATGAACAACTACCCAGGCGCACTGAAAGCCATCACCGAAACCTACTATCGCGAACTGCTGGGAAATCGCGAAAAAAACTGATAGCGGTTGCTTCGGCTTTATATACGCCTGAGCCATCGGCGGCAGATCTCGCCCTGTATGGCCTGACCCCGGATGATTACGAAGATGAAACGGTGGAGGTATGGCCAGATGTCTGGCCTGCCTTCTGTGTTTTCCGGGCGATCGGCACGCAGTGGCGCACAGGCATAGGGGGCGCATCCGGTCTCGACTATAACGTCCTGCCCTGGGTGATGCGCCTTCACAACATTGAAGACGAGGCAACCGCGCTTTCAGATATCAGCGTGATGGAAAGAACCGCACTGAAAATCATGCATAAAGAGAGGGCGGAATGAGTAACGATATCGCCACCATTACCCTGCGCGTCAACACTGGCGATCTGGAGCGCGGGAACAGGACGCTGGATGAATTCCGGCAGGCGGCGGGCAGCGCCGCAAAGGGTGCCGACGACCTTAATTCCAGCTTTCAGGCTGGTGCCGGGAGCCAGAAAAAAATGCGGCCAGCCTGCGTGAGCAAAAGCAGGAATTGCAGGCGCTGCTGAATAAAATCAGCCCGGTAAACCGGGCGCTGGATGAGCTGGATAC